GAACTCTTGGACTTCTATGACTTGATTACGATTACTGACACTTCCGAGTGCGTATTCTACATAGTACATCGCAATCCTTGTCTTTATAGTTCTATGTTATCTAATTGTAATTCAGGGGATGTAGTTTTTACATTGTTTCCATAGTTAAAATCTCCTGAATTATCTTTCTTTTCTGAATTACTATTGTAGTTTTTGATATAACCACCATTAACAGCATTCATAACCATAGTTTTCAATGTACCTGATGGTGCACCTGCTTGAGCAACTCTATCAAATGTATTCCAATATGGACTTCCATTTTCTTTCATTTTAGTAACAGGGTAGGAACACATCATAACTTGTCTTCCTATTACATCACGTTGTACTTCTTCTGGTACAGAAAAGTCTGCATTAAGCTTGATGTCTTTTTTGTTTAACGCAGATTCAAAGAACTCAGCAATTTTAAATGCTGATCCCCATGATTTGCGATCATTTACATCAAACTCACGTTTAAATGAACCCAGTATAGTAATATCTTCATCCCAGTCATGTTTGACTTTTGCTGTAAGAAATATATCTGGAGTAAATTTTAGATATGGTTTATTTGGTTCATATTCAATATCTACAGATACTATTGTAGCTACTCTTTCTATTCCGCCTGCCATTATGCAGCCTCCTTTTGTTTGTTGTTCTTAATTCCTTCTCGTAAATCAGATAATTGTATGTACTTTTTTAATATTTCAGCTTCAGTACGTTTTTTACGTTTCAACCAATCGTTTACTACGACTTGTATTTTTTTACCATCTTTTTTCATTCCTTTAAAAAGAACATCGTTAGATAGTTTGATTAGTTTGACTTCATTATCAGATCTACTTTTTACTTCACCGTTTGTATTGCCTTTAAGTTCATTGTAGTTCGGTATTTTATGATTTCTATTGTCCATGCTATCAGCATCTTTTGTATCGTCAATAGCAAATAAGCCATTACAGGCATACTTACGTGCATAAGAAGACGTAGCTCCTGTAATTTGACTATCATCCATACCTTTCTTTTGAACTGGTTCTCTTGCCCAGCCTGTTGCAGATATAGAATCGTTACCATCGCTAAACGTTGCTGTAGCTTTGATATAATTCATACCATTCATAGTAACAATTTCATCTGAAACAGTTACATGGCATCCATTTTCATTTAGTAAAGGTTTTAAACCTTCAAAAATGTCAGCAAGGTTGCGATAGTTGTAATTACCAAAATTATTCTTATGACCTTTTTCTACTTTAAGGCCAGTTTGAACAATGTTTAGTTTTTCAAATACCGTTAATGTTTTACTCATATGTTTTAACTCCTACGTTATTATTGTTTAATTCACAGATAAAGGAAGCAGTGCTACGTAGCACACAGGAGATTGTAGTTGCGGAGCGTGCGTATGATTTCCGAGGTGTAACACTGCTTTATCCTTTAGGTTTCTAACTAATACCAAACTCGCCTAGAGTTCTGTCATGTAAATCAATATGTCTCTCCAGGATTTTGTTAGGTGGCGTACTCTTTAAAGATTCCGTACAGGCATTGTATAATGACCATACATTTTTCTGCATAAATTCAGAATACGGTGGACTATTCCAATGACGTATTGCATCACCAGCTTGTCTAGCACCTAATGTTTTATGGCCAAATGCTCTACCAATAAAGCTGTATGCATCATCGGTACTGATAGAAATCTCTTTCATGTTTTTAGTGTCTTCTATAATGTTAAAGAACTTATCTTTACTTCTGTACAGTACACTTACTAGCTTGTCTTGTAAATCGTCCATTACATTCTTTGTATGTTTTCTCATATAAGTGATGTCACCTGTAAAAGCCATATTATCACATACAAATACAGTAGCACCTGAACAGAATCCATTGGACATGCTTTTATCATGACTGCTACGGATTCCTATTGCTTGACCCATTTCTTCGTTCTTAGGGTCTTTGTATTGTAATAAGCCAAAGAAACGTTGTTCGTTTTTACTAACGGCTAGTTTTTGATCTACAAATTCTAGATCTAATATGTCGTCACAAATACGTTTTGTATTGACCAGTAAATCTGAAAATGGTACTGGTTCATACGTATCTGTTCTTTCTGGTAGTGGTATTGCAGATAATTCTGCAAAGTTTACTTGTTTACCACCACAATGTATCATGAATGTGCTCATGCTGCTTCCCCTTGTTTGTTATATATTTTTGATGCGTTATCCTCTAGATCGTTGCAAAGGTATACATAGGCTTCACCCCAGTGAAATCTCTCTACCTTGTGTGCATTTTCTGGCGTTATGAGGTATTTATGTGGATACATTCTGTTGCCATATTTATCCGATTGCATAATTTCTACATAAGCACCAGTAGGAGGGACTCTATTGGTTTTTACACTAATAGAACGTTGTCCAAATTGTGCCCAGTTTATTTTGTTAATCTTGATGCTCATTTAATTCTCCTTTTTATATTTGATCAAATTGATCCCTATAATCCATATAGCGAAATTTTTCTTTTTCTTTTCTATGTCTTTCTTCTCTTTGTTTTTTTAATAAACTCTTTATTTCTATTTCTCTTCTTCTTTTTATTTCATTATTAAGTTCATTTTCAAATCCTTCTCTATTTATTTCAGCTATAAGGTTTTTTGCAGTAATCTCTTTATTGACATGAACCATTTTGTAGCAATTAGATAAAACTTTCCATGCATGCGTAGGTCTGTTTTTTACATAATGCTTAGATCTAGTTTCACACCACCAATTGAATATTTCATTTTTACTCATAAGATCTCCCCATTGCGATATGAAATAGTTGTGGTGTTAAGGTTTTATAGCTACCTAAACCTTCTTTAGAACGTCTAGCTTGTCGTTTTACAAGGCATCTAAGTTCTTCTTGGATTAATGCTATAGTGCCTTTTCCAAGTCGAATACCTTCTTCATTAAAGATTTTTCTAATGTCTTTTTGTGTCATAATGTTTCTCCATAAAATAGGTTTAAGACTTTTTCATATTCGTCTTCTAGTTTGCGTACTTGTTCGTCTTTATTTAAGTCTTTTTTATCTACGTGGTTATACCTGTAAGCTTGTAAAGCATCTAACGTAAGCTGTACTTCTTCTTTACTGTCATAAGCTATTGCAGGTCTTTTATCTTGTGTTTTAGTTTCTAACATATTTTATCCTTGTTTGTGAATGCCAGAGCCGATTTGATTTGTCCTTTCCCCTAGGTTAAGATTGGATCCCTCGGTTTACTCCGAGGTGCCCCTAACGCACGTGTTAAGTTTGATGGCGACTCTGGTTTTCACTGTTCTAACCAATAACTACAACGTCGTATCTGTTACGATGAGTTGAGTTAATCCTAATTGACTGGTAGCATTCATTAATCGTTGTACTTGCTTTGTAGAGCAATTGTGATGCTCTTTAATAGTTGCACCTTCTACAATGACTTCTACTTTGTATCGTCTAGTGTCCATGATTTTGTCTCCTGCTATGATTGCTATTCTTTTTGAAAAAGTTAAAGCTCCGTTAGCAGCAGATAACAATACTCCACTTAGCTTACCCCATTTGAATGCTGTTGCATATCCGTTCATAATTGTTTCTCCTTTTCTATGATCCATGCCTCGACAATAACTTTCATCATAGATACAGATATATTTAAATCTGACATGATGTTGGTTGATTCTCTATCCAGCATGGCATCAAGTTCTGGAAATACTTCTTCACATAGTTTATCTCGTATGAAATCATTCTCCTCCATAAACCATATCCTTTTCTGCTTTGTTTAGATATATTTCTATACTTTCCGTCTGACTGCAAATATGCCAAAGCAGGTTTCGTACTTCTTTGCATTTATCATTTGGGAATTGTCGTACTTCGTCTTCTAATTCATCACGTAATTGCATTAATATGTGCAATTCATTACGTGCTTTATTTATGTTACTATTTGCTACCTTTGTTAAGTTATCGTTTTCAAGTAAAGCTGTATATATTACTTTTTGCGATTTTAATTCTGGCCCTCTTTTATGTGTTGGCATAATCTCTCCTTTATGATGCTTTGGATTCGATC